ACAGCCTCACGTTCTCAAAACCATTAAATATATTACTCAACACAAAAAAGCCGCCTGAGGGGCGGCATAAAAGAATAATTTAATTATTCTGGTACTGGCACATCACCAAAGTTTTGTGCAAAGATCACCGAGTTCATAAAGAAAACACGATAACGGCGGTTTGCTGATCCATCAATAACAAACGAAACAGTACCATCAACAGCAAGATCAAATGACATCAAACCCGCTGGTACCCATTTATCACTACCAGCGTCCCAATAGCCCATCATACCACCACTAATAGTAATTGCCTCAGTTGGCCTGAGTGGGCTTGCAAATGAAATTGTACAGTTGCCATTAATATTTGTGGTTAAACGAATTTCGCCATAAACCTTGCCCATTGTGCCATTCAAATTACTTGCACAAGAGATTGCACGTTTTTCAAAGGTTACATTGTTACCATTAACTGTTGGGGTCGTAAATGTCACTAAATCAAGGTATGCCTCAAGGCCGTTAACCTTGTTGCTGGCCTGATTTGCCGTTGCAACAGCGCCATTTGCTACACCGCTTACGGTACTAGCGGCGGTGTTAACCTCATTAATTGCGCCTACAAGGTTTGATTTTTCAGTTGTAGCAAGGTTGGCCAACGTACCAATGTTGGTGTTAGCGGTGGTTGCCGCCGCTCCAGCGGTGGTTGCGTTGTCAGAGGCGCTTTTAAGGTTGGTGTCAATAGCGCTAAATGCGCCGTTAATATCAGTCAACCATGATGGCTTATCAGTACCAACAAATTGTGGTAGAGAATAATTAGTAGTACTATTTGTGTGGCTCATTTTCTCTTTTTCCTTTCTTTTAAGCCGTTAAAATTGCTTTGCCATGATAATCATAATCATAAGCCGATATATCATAACCGTCATAAGTGGTGGCGGTGAGTTCAAGCCCATCATACTCGGTGGCCGTCAATGCGTCCCTACCAGTACCAGCAATGTTGTTAATAACATCTTGCAATGGGCTTAAAATGCCTGTTGTTGGGTCAATAACCTCAATATCACCAAGTACAATCTCATCAATGCGCTGATTTAAAATAGCGTCATTAGCGTCCGAGTAAGCCTTTAAATAAGCAACAGCAACGCCAATTTCGTCCTCAACAGTCTGTTTAAATGCGTCCAATTGGGCTTGTACATCGGTTAAAATTTCATCTTTGAGGCCGTCAAATTCAGCCCTCAACTCATTAAACTCGGCCAAAAGTGTTTGATATTTTTCGTCAAAGTCCTTGATATATTCACTATTGGCATTAGTTTCAATAATAACCTCATTGAGTTTTTTGAGTACACCCAGTAAAAACTCAGTAAAGGTAATGTTGTTCCTGTAATCAGATGTTACAGGCTGAAAAATTGAGTTTGGCGGCATGTTCAAACTTAATTTTGTGATCATGTTTTTCCTTTCCTTTAATTAAAATGCCTCTCGGTTATAAACATTCATAAATAGGCAACCAGCCCTGTCAATGATTTCCTTTTCAATGGCCGTTGCATATTTCTGATAGTCGGCCATCATCTCGATAGGGCTTTTCTTTTGGTTTCCTTGGATCGTCTTAGTATATTTTTGGTTGCCCTGAGAATTGCCCTTATCGGTGTTTTTACTCTCACCCTCATTGGCTGAGGTGCTACTGGCATAAGTACCATTTAAAATGGTTTCCTTATTAATTTGGCCTTGCGGTGTGTTTTGGTTAACCGTTAGGCCACTACCCTCATTGGTGTTAACATTCTCAGAGGTGCTTGAACTGAGGCCGTCAAAACTTTCAGTTATATTTGTGTCATAAATAGGGTTAACTAATTGTGTCTTGGCATACAAGAGTGGGGCTTTCTCGTCCATAATCTCGGCCATAAAGACTTGTGCTTTATGTGCAAAATAGGCTGGTGTTTCAAAACCAATTTCACGATATAAATAGTGGTTAATGATTTTCTTAGCCAATTTTTCTTTTGAGAAACCAAATTGCGTTAAAGCATTAATTTGCTCATTGCTCAAATAGTCATGTAAGTCATAAGAGGAAAACCAACTGACAACCTCATCACCAAAGGTATACACCAATGCCCTAAGTTCAGTTGTGAAACTTGCCATTTTATACTCCCTCGCCTAAATCTGTTGTCGCCTCATCATTAAAGTCATAATCTCTAACAATGCTTTCCTGTTCCTTAATAATATTATACAAGTCTGAGCGCAACTTAACGTTGATATTTTGATCGTATTTTTCATTAAATAGGCGGCATGCCTCTTGCCTAACGGCCAAACTTGCTTGCAAATTTAGGTTAATAACCTCGTTATTAGTGTTGGCCTCGGTTGTGATAAGCCTCTCTTTTTTCTCATTGAGGTTAGACACACCCAAGAATGTCAAACAGTCATTCCAAATGATTTTAATGTAGTCTTGTAGTTTATCAGCAACAAAAGGCGCTTGGGTGTTAAAGGTTTTAACCTTGCTTAGATCGTTCAACTTGCTATCACCAAAGATAACAGGCTCATTTGCCTCAACTTTTTTGTAAAGGTTTTGCATGGTTAAGCGCTGATTTTCATCAGTAACGATCAAAACAGGATATTTTTGTTGCTTAATATTCGTATCGCAAGAGCGCTGAGCCTCGTAAAGACGATAAGCATATAATTCGATAGTGTCGGCGGTTGGTACAGCGTCCCAGTTATTCAAGACCAAAATACAACCTTGCTCATCTCGCCCCTTTTCAGACCCCTCGCCGCCAAAATATACATTGCGCATGCGTGAGAATTCATAAGAGAAACAGTTAAGTTTAGTCGGCAATCCATAAATATTGAGGTTGCCGCTACTACTCGCCCTTAGGTTAATAAAGCCTTTCTCTTTATCGTACAAAAATGACGCTTTACCGTCATAATAAAGAGTTTGTTCAATAAACCTTGCGTCCATTCCGCTTGGCAAGTTTTCCCAAACAAAACGGCTCATGGCAATTTGTTTAAAACGGTTTAGATAATCAATAAATGTTAGATCGTTAACAATTAAATTGTCATCTAGGTTTGTTCTTAATTTGGCAAATTTGTTGCGCCCTTTCATTGTGTCCTTTCTATTTAAATTATAGCGTTATTTTGCGTGTAGTCTAAAAAGGTTTGAGGGTTATGCCAAATAGTTACACCGTTATTAAATATATTTTTCAATTCTTGCATATCAACCTGAGGTATATCGCCCTCAATGTTGCACACCTTGGTTTTCACATAATTCCAGTTGCGGCGGCCATTGATATTAGGCAATTTATCTCTAAGACACTTATAACCAAACCTATCAAAGTAGTCATCAACAATTTTAGCCATCTCGGCTTTAATGCTCATCTTTTGTACACTAAAGGTTGCCATGGTGTCAGCAAAGTTTAGATCGCCAATATTTGCACAACCCTTGATGGTGTCAGGGGTCATATAAGCCTTATAACCAGCGCCGCTAATATCGCTCATAATTGATTTAACAAATTGTCCAGCGCTTGAGGCAATGGCCATGCCAGTTTGGGCAAGTCCTAAGGCCTTACCAGTCATATAATTAGGGTCAGTTGTCTTATCATAATCAAAAGCGCCTAAGTCACTACCAACATTATTTTTGGCGGTATCCTGAACATATTTAACTGTATTGTCGGCAATGTTTACACCGTTGGTTGCTTGCCAGTTTAGATAATAATCACTTTGCCAAGATATAAGAGGCATTTTGCCGCCTGTTAGACCATAATCATAAAATGCGTGTATATTCTCAGAATTATATTTGTAGTACTTAGGTATAATGCGGCTATCAATGCCCTGATTTGGTATAGCGTGGGTTATAAAAGTGGCGTCATGGTTGGCGGTTTTAAATTCCTCCCACCTTAATACAGTATCGTTGCCAGCATGGTTACTGAGTTTAATATAGTTAAACGGGTAACAGAATAAACGGTTATTGCGTGGGGTGTAGCCGTCCAAAGTGGTGTTAATTGATATAGTGCGGGTATCAGTAGTGTATGCGGTCAAAGAGGTTGGCAAAGCGTAAATATCAGCGCCGTTTGAGCCATCACTTAGGCTGGCCACTACCGCATTAGGTGCAAAAGCCTTTGGGCATACATACATGGCAATAATTGCGCTTGTCTTATTCTCAGCGTCAAACCACTTAATGAGGTTATCAAAATTTGAGTTAGTACCAGCGCCAACGGCCTCAACTAAAAAGATCCAAGCGCCAGACCTAACACCGCCATAAACCCTTTGTGTACCCTGTAAATAATTCTTAATGGTTGCTGGTGCGTCCGAGCATTGAACAGCAATATAATAATCTTGTCTATCAACGATAGGTATCTCGGTACCAGCATTACAAACAAATTCACTTTCGCCAATTTCCTCATTCAAGGTATTAGCGCCAATTGCGTCATTGTTGGTGTGTTCACGCTCGATATAACAATATTTAAAAGTAATATCAAAATACCAAGTGTTAAATACATCAGTCCTAAATTGAACAGTACAAACATCATTGCCCTGATAAGTAACATTTGTAATAAACGCAAAAATCCATTTGTTACCATATGAGGTGTTTTTATACATCATGTAGTTATAACGCATGATCGTATCAGCGTCACCAGATATGGTTACGCTACTGTTTTGCCTAACATAAGTGTATTTTTCGTATGTTAGGTGAGGAAGACTTTGAAAATAGTTTAATTGGGCTTGCCTGTTAGCAAAATTAAGATGATTTAAATTATCACTCTCAATAGGCGCTTTAATTAAAATAATCTCGGTGTTAGGGGCAATTGAACTCATTTAAAAACCTTTCTCAAAAGATAGGGGCAATTTTATTTTTGCCCCTACCCTATTTGTTACTTTTATTCAGTAACAGTAACAGCAATGGTGTCAGTCTTTGTAGTATTGTCTGAGTTAGTTGCGGTTACAGTAATGGTTGCGCTACCAGCGTCAACACCAGTAACGGTGAGGGTCTTACCGTCCTGAGAAACAGCAACGGTTGCTTTACCCTCAGCGCTTGAACTTGCGGTGATAGTTGCGGTGCTGGTGTATGGGGTTAGCGTGATAGTAGATTTTGCCGTTGCGCCCTCAGCAACGCTGATAGTATCAGGCTTAGCCTCAACAGCGGTTGCGTCAACCGTTGGTGCGCTCGTACAGAGTACAACGCCATTTGCAAATAGGCTGTACTGGTATTGCTTGATCAGGTTCAAATACATCTGATAGGTGCGGTTGTTAGGGTTACGGAATTCCTCAACAAACATATCTTGGCGCTGGATACGGAACCAAGACTTATCACCGATAAAGCCAATAATACCTGAACCGTCAAAGATCTCAGTACCGTCATCATCAAAGGCGCTAAAGTTGTCAACGGTGATAATGCGGCCAAGCAAGTCACTCTTATTAATATTAAAGGCGCTTGCCATAACATTAACATCAAGGTAACTCATAATGTCATTGCGGATAACGAAAACAATATCCTCAGGCAATGACCAAGTTGTAACAGGCTTACCAGCGCCGCCAACCTTTGCCCAAGCGTTATACTTGGTGCTTGGTGCTTGCATGTTTAGATAAAGTTCACGAGCCTTAGTGACAAATGCCTTTGCCGTTGCCTCGGAACTGATAGCGCTGACAACCTCATACTGAACTTGGTTTTTCAAATATGAACCGCCGATGATATTCTTAGTAAATCTATATTCGTCGATATAGGCGCCATTGTACAAACTCATCGAGAGGCCGTCAATAAAGCGTTCAAGGCTATCCCAAGAGGTAAAGGCCTTTTTCAACTGGGTGTAAGAGATCGTTACAGGATACTGTAAGTCCATATTGATATTAAAGTACTGTACTTTAACATCAGCCTCATACTTTTGCAAAAGACCAGCAAAGTCCTCTACATTCATGCGGCGCCCCTTGGCTGGATTAATATAGACGTCCTCAGTTGCGTAACCTAGAGGCAACTCATCGCCCTCAAGAATTTGCAAAGGGTTTTTAAAGTATTTAACCTCAAACTTAGTTGCAACGATCTTATTAATGAGCATGCTCATAAAGTCGTTACGAACATTGACATAATTAAGAATTGGCTGAGCCAATGCGCCAATGTCAGTAGTGTCGGTGATAATCGGCACATACTCATGATATGCTTTGCCATCGTGGATACTCATCTCACGAATAGCATTTAGGCTTTCTACAAGACCCAAACTTGGCATTGTGTGTCCTTTCTTTTATTAAGTTTATTTAATTTTAAAATTGCCTTTGTCATCAAAAGCATTTTTAAAATTATAATTTTCATATGACGGTTTGCTTTCATCACTAGCCTGTTCAAAGTCGTCATCACTCGTAACAGGAATTTGCTTTAATAAATTGCCGTTGGCCAGTACCAACTTTTCTTTGTCCTTTTTCAACCTATCAATTTCAGCGGCCTTGTCTTTGATGTCCTTTTTCATGGCCTCAAAACCAGTAATTGCTCGCCCTAAGTCGTCAGCAATAATTGCCGAGTTGTCGCCTAGTTTTTCCTCAATTGATGTTGTGATGTCCAAAAATTCTTTATCGTTCATACTTATATAATAAAACATTTATCCAAAAAGAATAATTATTTTATTATCTGTATAAATTTTTTGTTCGCCACCAATGGTGCTTGGCAATAATAAACGGAAACTTATCCTTAACTACCCTTGTCGGTGCTGGCGGCTCGTCCCAAATTTTCCAATGGTGGCCATAATCGTTTATAACTCTCGTGTCATTAATATAACAAGCGTCCCAGTAGTGTATACGGTTAGTTAAGTCCCACCAGCCATGAGGTGGCCGCTGAGTAATACCTTGATAAGTACCCTCACCAGCGCAAGTGTGTACATGATCGCCTGTAACATATCCATATGTGCCAGTATGGTAACAGAGTTGCCCTTGCGCTACTACTTGGCCAATAGTCGTAACAGGTGGGTTATTATCGTGAGAAAACTCAATTGTTAGATAGTCTAAGTTGCCATTAGCAAGGTGTACCTTATTAACGCTTTGAAACTTAACGTTGTTGCCGCCCTCGTATGATAAAGATGTACCCACCACCATCATTGTTACAGGGGCATAAAGTGGGGCATTAACTGTTGTGCCAACCAAGTCAATATTATAAGTACCCTCGTGAGAATAATCGCCGCCCTCGTCTTGTGTCATATGCAAAACATCAAGAGGAAAAAGGCACACCTCATAACCGTCATTTGCTATTAATGTTTCATTGGCTATCATAATTGAATAACTATTTTGTTCGATGTTCAATATCATCACCAGCGTAAAGACCTACACCAGTTTCAGAATGCCAACCATCATAAACAGACTGGTTTGGCTTATAAATAAGTGAGTACCAAGATTTAGCGTAATTATCCATTGCCTCACCATATACAACAGTATTTTCACAACTTAGCATGATACCGCTCATTGTGTCGCCCTCTTGTACATTCCAAATGTCGCAACCGCTAATCGGCATTGGCTGAGGTTCAGGGCTTGGCTTTTCGTAACTCTTAGGCCTAAATGCGCCGCTAAAGTCGGCCAAAGATATATTGATAATATTCGTGGCTTGTCCACCCTCAGGGCATGTTGCGCCGCCCTGATTTTGACCCAAAAGCGCTACATATCCATTATTATAACTACCTAAGGCCATACCAACATGACCCCAGCGGCCATTGTGAAAAATAACCCAGTCACCAACCTGTAAATCTTGTGCATTATAAATTAGATCAAACTCATTGCCAGCGTTGTACTCTTTACAGTTCCATGCGCCACTAGCGCCGCCAGTTCCGCATGTACTGAGGTTGCGCCCAGCGTAATTTTGCCAGAATAAATCACCTAGATCCCAGCATTGCGCCTTTGCGCCGCTCGGAAAATCATCTGTATCCCAGCATTTGCCAAGCGTATAATCTTTAAACTCGTATGGTGTGCCAGTTGGGGCATAAACATATTTACCCATACCACACTCACCACCCTCATTTTCACAATTAATATTACCGCCATCAATGGCCTCAACTGTTGGGGCTTGGATCGTTTCAATTTGGCCGTCCTCGGTTTCAATTAAGGTTTCAACGGTTTGGGCTGATAGTTCAATTTTATAATCTGAGAATTCAATTTGCGTTTCAGTTTTTATATCTGTCTTAGAAAAGATCTTTGAGCCTGTAAAAAGGCCGCCACCAAGCGTGGCAAGGCTAATAAACCCAGCAATTAGATATTTAATATTTAGTTTGGTGGTCTTACTTCGTTTTTTCATAATTTTATTGTATCAAAAAACCGCCTAACAGGGTGAGGCGGCAAATTTGCATAAGGGGTGGGCTTTATGCAATTAGGTTTAATGTCCTACAAAAAACCTATCTGTATTATATCATAAAAAATACCCTCTCGCATTGGGTATCTTTTATTTACTTTGTTTATTTAGAGGCTGAAACAAAATTAAAAACCTATCTGTAAACGAAAAAACAGACTTTTTTATAATAGCACAAAATAGCCCCCTTGCAAAAGACCAAATAAGGGGGCTGAACGATAAGTAACGTGGTAAATGCGAGATAACGTTACATCTTTATTAATATACCAAATTGCCTAATTCATCAATTGTGTGTTCATAATCATTTAGCGGTTTATCTTTAAATAACTCAACGTTATTTATAAACATTTTCAAGAGCAAGCGGCCACATTTATCGGTGATGTTTATATATTTAAATTCACCGCCATTATAGAAAACATCAGTTATATTTACACTAAATTTAGCGGTTAAAGGAAAATGATAGTTATCAAGCAATGGCTTTAAAAAGGCTTTTTCACTTGCGTTAAATGGGTTTTTAACATGTGTGTAAAAGAAAATGTCTAATAAATCAGGGTTGCGGTTTAATTGATCTTTATAAAATAGAATTTTGCCACCATGATTTGTTAAGCATATATTACCCTTGCGGCTTATAAAGCAAGGCTCACCCTCGTCATAAGTGTTATAACCAATTTTTAATACAAGATCTTTATTTTCTAAATCGTCATTTGTCATTTTAAAATTTCCTTAATCTTATTTAGTGGCTTTTCTAAATCTTTACCCTTTTTATAATTCTCAAGGTTTTCAACAGTCTGAAAATAGATTTTATTTTTAATATTATGATCAACCCTGTTTTCAAAATTTTCATTTAGGTAGTTAAAGCGGCTTTTTAATTCGTTTAACTCGCCTCTTAATTCGTCAACTTGATCCTGTAACTGAACAAATTTTTTATTCATTTTCCTAAAGCCTCATTATTCTTTTTGATGTTTCGCATTACGCTTAATTCAATATTCTTTTTAATATTAAAGGGTACTGTAATTTTATTATGAGTTATGGGGTGTACAAACTGACGATGGCCGCCCTTTTGCTTTGTATAAACAAAACCGTTCCACTCTAACTCTTTTATTAATTTGTTGCGCTCAGTATTGTTACCCATATTAGCGCCCAAATATACTTACAAGTAGTAATTCAATATTTACAAAGACTATAAGCCAAAAGAGTAAATTAATTGTTTTCCTGTTTCTATCAATATCCTTACCACGCTCGGCAACCAAATAAAAGAGAATTAAAACACGTTCCTTTTGGGTAAAGCCCTCAAGCAAGTGGCCATTGTCTTTTTCAAATTGTTTAAGTTCCTCTTTGGTATTGGCCTTTATTTCCTCAACATTAATATTTTTACGCATTTAATGCCCTTTCGATGTAATCAGTAAATAATAGATCAAAATCAATGTTTTCAAAGGTGTTAATATATTGGTAAACCTTTACCATTTCCGTTAAGTTCCAGTCTTGCAAACCGTCAATTTTCTTGTAAAGGCTTTGCCTAGATATACCAACAACCTCGGCCAACTTTGTCATTGTAATACTAAATTTGGCCATTTCAGCCCTTAGATTATTTGGTGCCATTTTTCCTACTTTCCGTCATGTTTTTCATCTTTTCAAAAGCCTCATAAGGTATATCACCGCTTTTATATAGGGTTTCATTCATCTCTAATAGTTTTTGCCTCACTTTCTCTTTTATATCGTCAGCGTTATTGTGCAAAATGTCCTTTGTTAATTCCTCAGGCAACTCATTTTGCAAAATATCAATGTATTGATAAGCGTAATAATAAATACCGATCATTGTCTTTACATCAACGCTGGTGTGTTTCTTGTCTTTGCCGCTTAATGAGCCATCTAAAATAGCCATGCCAATTGAAAAGCAACCATCTAGAGCCTTTTCAAAACTGTCTTTGCTTTCCTCAGGTATGTCATCAACAAACGGGCTTGACGAGGCAAAGTCAATAAAGCCTTTGCAATAATAAATAACCTCTAGCATATCTTGGGCATTGGTTGGGTTTGGATCTATAATTGTCTTTTGCATAATCACAAAAGGGCAAGGCTTTTAACCTCGCCCACCTTTCTAAAAATCTTTAACTAAACTTTCAATAATATATTTGTGCGTTGTTTTGCTGCCAGCAAAATCAACATGCTCAACAGTAGTGTCATTAACTTGGGTGTAATTGTTCAAATTTACCTTATCCGCAATTTGGCGCTTAACAAATTCTTTTGCCTTTTCCTCGTTGTCATAAGCAAATGAGTGTGTAAACATATCAACTAACCTACCGTCAATTCTTAATTCACTTTGCACGATATAGATCATTTTATTATTCCTTTCGTTTATCAAGCGTTGGTCTTTTGCTTGTTGTTAATATAATAGCACACTTGACAAAATTTGTCAACAGTTTTCTAATATTATTTTATAGTGAACTCGGTATCAGCCAAAATAACACCGCCCTCAACATGCAAATAGGTAAATTTGCGCCCTTTTTCACCGATCTCATCATCTGTAAAGTCAGCGGTAGTGAAACCAATTTTAAAATTATCAAAGTTTACAAGGTGGCTGAGTTTCTTAGGTAAACCAGCAACAGTAACATTAACAGAGCCGTCTGGCCATTGTTCCATATAACATTTTTGCCTGAGGTATTTACCCCTTACAAAAACGCTTTCAGGTTTCCAAGCGCCTAACTTAAAATCATCGATCTCAATGAGTTTGCCAAGTTCCTCAAAGTCATTTTCATCAATACCGCAAACATGGCAACTATCGGTATCTGTATAAATCATGCCATCAAAACCGTATTTATTAAGGGTGTATTGCCTCATTGCCTCAGCGGTTTCAATGATCAGTTTCCTACTATAAGCGGTAATAAATGACGCAACTGGGCAATAAACCGTTTCACGTTCGTCAGCCTCTAATCTTGCTTGGTGCAATGCCCTGTCATCGCCTAAATAAGGCCGTTTCTTAGCGCCAGCGCCATTAAGGCCAAAACGGCCATATAAACTGTTTAACATGAGTTTGCTCAGCGCCGTCATGCTTTTGTTTCCCTCACGCTTACTTTTAATTTTCTGTTCAGTCCAGTAATCAACGTAATTGGTAAAGAGGCCTGTACAAGACTTAAATTTAAAGCCGCCATGATACTCAACATCGTAAATATCGTAATTTTCAACAAATAACTCAAAATCAGGGGTTGTGAGGGTGAGTGTTACAATTTCGCCCTTGGTGTCCTCAATATACTGGTTAGGCAAATAACCCATTGTGTGTTTCAACTGTATAGAGGGTATTTTGCCCTGTTTCAATTTAAATGAGCATGAGAAACTGACAATATATAAAGGATATAATTTGTCCTCGATGTACTCGCCATCAAACCAAACGCCCATGCCAATTGGCATTGGTTTATATTTCATTTGACTTGGGTGCATTGAGTTAACGTCAAACACAACACCCTTGCCACACTCTTTTTGCTCATACAACGGTGATAACCAAGTAAAGCCGCCTTTGTATGACTTTCTTACAAAAGCGTCTATTTCTTTTGGTAAAACTGGAAAATACTGACGAAAATTTGAACAGCGTTGCTTAAAATCGGCTAAGGCATTGCCAGCAATAGTCATTTTTGTCATGCCATGAGTAAACAAAAAGTCTAAGGCCATACTCATAATTTGCACATCGGCCTTAATATACTCAATTTCGTGGGCTGTTAACTCATGCCCTACCGCCCTAAACTCTTTGTAATCAAGGGTTAATTTGCTCATTGGTAAACCAAAATCAACCGCAATTTGCTCAACAGATTTGTTAATCAATTTAAGACTGTCAAAAAACTCAACCTTGTTAACCTTTTTGCCCTTAACCTCAAAAAAGACCTCTATTTTGTACCATTGCCCCATGTCACTAATGAGGGTTGTAAAGGTTTTTGAGCGCCTGTCCTCTTTGTCCTCGATAAACTCAAAATCATGATCCAAAAGCCACCAAATAATAAACTCACCGTCAAACCTGAGGTTGTGAAACCATAACTTTAAATTGTCCTTACCTGAACAGAATTTAAAAAAGTCATCAATTGAGTTACCAAAAATAAAATTTTCAGGGTTTCCTATCTCGCTCAAGGCATATGCCCACACACGACAATCTTTAGGATCTGTTGTAGTTTCAAAATCAGCGGTAAACTTTTTCATGGTCTTTTGAATAAATTATTTGCTCATTTATAGTGTTGCGTATTTTGTAATCAGGCTATCAATAGTGGCCTCAATAATATCAAGTTCGTCCTCTAATAACATCTTGCCAGCCTCATCAAGCGTTGCGTCATGTTCATCAGCGGTGTATAGATGGTAATGCTCAACAATATATTTTAAGTTTGGATTGTCATCATACATCTTTAACAGTTGCTCAGGGGTTAGATTTTCCAACTTTTCCATGATCCTAGCCGTTTGGCTTGGGTCTGTTTTGCTTTGTATAGTGTCCTTTAAAAGCATATCCAAAAAGTTTTTCTTAAACACCTTATTGCGCTTGTGCAACTCTCGGTATTTTTTCGCAATGGCCTCATTGCTTTGCAAACTTGAGTAACTAAGGCTTTGTAACGGCCTTGATAGCCTCTTGAGTTCACTTTTCATGGTTAAATAATTGTCACCCCTTTGAAAAGCGTACATTTTGCGGCCTTGGCGCTTAACAGTTTGGCTCATAAGGTTTTTGATTTTCGCCCTTGCACTTGCCCTATCCGATATTAGATTTTGTTTTTCCCACTTTGTCATTTTTACTTTATCAGCGCCCACCTTTACAACTTGGGCTGACTTTGCATTAAATCGTTCCAGTTGCCTTAAATACCTATTTAAATCTTGGCGCTTATTGAACACATCTTTTATATATTGCATGTTCACATGTTCAGGCAAATATTGAGCGCCAAAACTCTCTTGATATTTAAGCCGCCTGTTGTAGTTACTTACAGTACGCTGTACCTTTTTTAAATATTTTTTATCCCAGCGTATCGCCATAAATAACCCTTTCTTTGAATAAATAATTTATACGAAAAAGGGCAACTGTTGTGAGTGTGTTGTAATAAAGAGGATTGGCATAAATTGAAAAGTATTTGTTAACAGTTGCCCTTAATAGTGGCTAAATTATAGCCATTCGCAAGACAAGGCCTCGCCCTTGCCGTTGGTTGCTTTACCTACAATCTTGATTTTAATTGGTGTTTCGATCTTACCATTGGTGTAACTCAAAATCTCGGCAAAAGTGTTAAAGAAATAATTTGACGTGGTTACATAAGTTTTGCCAGCCGTATCGAACAAAATCGTGGTGTGTCCAATACGTGGGTTGCCGTTTTCGTCCAATTCCTTTTTCTCGTACTCTGAAAAGAAATAATCTTGAACCTCAATTTCTTGACCCTTGATGTCTTTGATCATAACGTCACATTGTTTGCGAGCGTTAAATAGTTTCTTTTGTTCCTCAAGGGTGTCAGTCTTTAGGCTTGTGAAACTCTTGTTAGTACCTTTAAAAGTGGTTAAACCTTTTTCGTTTTCCATGTTATTAATTCCTTTGCTTATTATTGGTTGTTAGTGGTTGGTGATTGGTTGTTAAATAGTTGTGCTTATATTGGTCTTTTGTCCTTTCGTTATCGTTTATAAGCCTATTAAAGCCCATGTTTGAAAAATAAAAAAGACCCAAAATTTTTGCTCAATTTGATAGTATAGAGGTAAGGCAACCCAACAGGGCATTGTTATTTAATTTTGGCTGGTGGTTTAAAAGTTTAAGCATTTGCAAGCCTGATGAGGGTGGCTTAACACCATTTTCCTGTTGCGTGGCGGCCAAAAATAACGTTAGTTTTGTTGGGTCTTGTCTTATTTGTTATGACTATTCCGAAAAATATATTTTATGATCCAAATAAGATGTTGTCTTATAACTCTTTTTTGTCCTTTATCGTGGGCGCTAGAGGTGTTGGCAAGTCTTATGCTTTGAGTAAATATTGTGTTCAGAGGTTCATCAAGACAGGTGAACAATTTGTTTATGTTCGCCGTTTTAATAGTGAACTTGATACGTCTTTTCCAAAATTCTTTGATAATTTTAAAACCAACGGTGATTTTAAAGATCATACCTTTAAATGCAAAAGGGTTGATAAATTGGATACATTTTTTATTGATAATAAAGTTGCTGGTTACGCTGTTGCTATCACAACGGCCACTATCCTTAAATCTACATCGTTTCCGTTGGTGAAAAACATTATCTTTGATGAGTTTATTATTGAAAAGGGCAATTATCACTATCTTAAAAATGAGCCGTCCAAGTTTCTTGACCTCATTGAAACCATTGCACGTTTAAGAGATGTCAGAGTGTTTTTGCTGTCCAATGCTGTTACTATAACTAACCCTTATTTTGAGTATTTTCATTTGTTGCTGGGCTACAAGTCTGAGTTTAAGGTTTGCAAACGTGATAAAAACGGTGAGCCGCTTATTCTTGTGCAATATATCACCAATGAGGCTTATGCTGACGAAAAGGCCAACACACGCTTTGGCCAATTAACTCAAAATACTACTTATGGTGACTACGCCATTCGCAACAAGTGGTACCTAGACGACAAAAAGTTTGTTGAGAAACGAACAGGCAACACATATTGCGTTAGCACATTTGTTGTTGGTGGTGTGAGTTATGGCCTTTGGTTTGATAGAAAAACAGGGCTTAGGTATTTGAGCAACGCTTATGATCCTACTAACCCATGCCGCTTTGCCATTGATGATAAAAGTCATGATCTAACTACTGTTTTGGATAGCGCTCGAAAAAACACGTGGTTTATGATGGCGGTTAAGTTGTACAAAATTGGGTTGCTTAGATTTGAAACGGTTGAGATTAAAAATAAATTTGCTCATTTAATTGAACAGGTTATTGGTTGCTGATATTATTGAGGTGAGCCGTTGCTGGCTCTGACTATTCTTTTATGCCGCCCCTCAGGCGGCTTTTTTGTGTTGAGTAATATATTTAATGGTTTTGAGAACGTGAGGCTGTTAGAGAGTGTTCAAGTGGCTAGTGGTTATTTTAGGGTCTTGATTTTTGGCCTCGAATGTTGTGTAGTTTTCCACATTTGCAAAAATTTACCAAATGACTTTTTATATTTACATATGTTGCAAAAAGTGGATTGACATGACGATAGGTTTGATGTTGTAATATTTTATTATGCAATGACTGTTACACTTTTGCAAGCATAAACACTTGACTTGTTGATTGTTTTATTGTTTGCGACCCCTGTTAAAAATTTTGGTCTTGACAAATGGTATGCGTTTGGGGTAATAAA